TATATCTCTGATATCATATAAGTCTTTAATAACATCATTAAATTGACCATCAGAATCCATATAATCGTAATAGGTCTCTATAAATGCTATAAGATTTGGATAAGAACTAGCAAAATATTCTGGTAAGACTTCTTTTACCAAACTAGATTTTATAATATGATCAATTCTATTTTCTTTCATTTTATAATACTATCTTTTGATCTGTATTTTCTACATTTCCATAAGATCGCGAGGCACCGATATCCAACGTAAGTATGTAATTTCTTAAAGGAGAGATGACTGCTTGATCTTGCGGAACTGCCGATACTTTTATTTCTGATAGCCCACCAACAATAGAAGTTGGCGCAAAAGTGTTAATTGTTAGCGTACCATTCATATTATTATATGAACCTATTCCCGTTTCAAGGACAGTTCCAGTAGCAGGAACAAACACCTCTATTTTATTTGAAGATAGTTTATTTCTAAAAATGCAAACGCTATTTTTGTAAATAAATTGTGAAGATTGTATGGTGTGTGTGGTATCGTTAAATGATGCTAATGAAATTGGAAAATTCAAAAAATATGAATTCGTACTTCCTAAAATTGGTGAAAATCTCTGTTGAACTTTTATGTCCATTTTAGAAGATAATATAGAACGATCAACATTATCAATACCTGTTAGCAATGGCGACCTTCTAAATTTATTTTCAAATTTACCTAAATTATTTATAAAATATGTTGAAATATAACTATCAACCAAAGTCTCTAGTGTTGATAATGTTGACGATGTTAAACCATTGTTATAATAAAATTCTGTAGTTGTTTCAACATATGTGATTTGTGGCTCTACGAATACATTGTCTATAGACATAATAGATAAATTATCAGTAAATGATGTTTTTATTTGGTTTTGTGTAGATGTTTTTATAGCATCACTTGTTCCATCTGGAAACTTCAATGACATATAAACCTTTCCATGATCTTTTGGAACATTCTGTTCTCCACCCCAAACCGCTGCATCTACAACAGTAGGAAACTTAGATAATATCATACCTTTATAATCTAAAGGTGTGACCAATCTTTGCTGCGAAGAAAATTGTATAGGTGCGAGTTTTTTGATTGCATCAATAGATTCTCTGGTTGTTCCAGAATGTGATGCGATTTGAGTTCCAACACTAATGTTATAATTAACACTATTTACCGATAAAGAGTTAACCGCAGAAAATGTAGAAGAACCATTTGCATCTGGTCCAGAAACTACATTATATGTCACTAATATTTTTCCCCCAACAGGTGGAGATTTTCCAAAAGATATACCATCACCGAAATTAATCTCATAGTATCCATTAGGAGATTCTTTTACATCATAATACTCAGTTGTCGCAGACACTTCAATAGCATCCTCTAAAAAAGTATATGTGCTATAAGTACTTGTTGTTGGAGTATTATATACCCTAACGTCAAGAGTACTTGTATCTATATTTTCATCTGGAATAACATATGTTTGATTTGTTGATAAAGAATCAACCAGAAAAGTTTTTGTTTTTGTTGTGCCTTCGTAAACTAATACATTTTCAAATGTGTAAAGCCCACTTACATCATTTGCGGTCACCGCCGCACGACTAGAAAATTGATATGTTGCTGCGTCATTTGAAGCCGTGAATGTTGTTCCTATAGGTAAAGTTATTGACGATGGCCTACCCCCAACTCCAGATAAATCAACAGATGCTGTTATTGTTGATTTTGACGCATTTCTTGATTTTGGTCTATAACCAAGCCCTTCAGCATGAGATACTACAGATGATCTTAATTGTGCAGTATTTAGAAAAGACTCATTAGTAGCAAAGTTTGCTATCAATCCATTAAAATGTGTATTATATGCCAAAACGTCTAAAATATTTGATAAGCCTGATGTTTCAAAATCATAGTCACTAAACTCAGCACTATTCGCAAGATAAGTTTTTAAGGATGATTTTATTTGATCAAAATCTAATTGAGTTGATGTAATATTTGTTGTCATTTATCTTAACCTTGCAATATCTGTTTCTAATGTTAATATTTCACTACTGTTGATAACTTGAAAAGTAATAATCACTGAACAAGAATTATACTGACCTTTTATATTAGCAGATATATCCAACACCCTTACTCTTGATTCATAATTTTCAATCACATCTCTTATTTGATTTTCAACCTCAGTTGAATTAAGGTCATCTGCTAAATCAAACAAGAGCCTTACAATATTACCACCGTAAAACATATTAAATGGTTTTTCATAATGATTCGTTAAAATCAAGTTTTTTACTGCTTGTTTTACAGCAGCCGCATCATTTTTTTTAAAAATATCACCGTTTTTTCTTTTACTAAAGGATAAATCAATATCACTATAGGAAGAAGTTCTCAAAGTTATTTGAGATAATACTCCTAAATTTTTATCTTCAAGTGATAAATTTCTTGCCATTTAATTTCTCTTTGCTTTCGTTTATAGTATTTATAAAGTTTTAATCTAACTTGAACTATAATCCTCACCATACGCATCAACAATATTCATTGAATCTGATATTTTACCAACATTTTGTTCTGGAATTTCTACCAAATCTGTTGAACTTAAAATATTATTGTTCCATAGTGTCTCCAAATCCATTTTAAAAAATGATTTATAGTTAGATGGTATTTTTGGAGTACTTATTGCAATCTGAGCATGGTGTGACGTATCATTCGGGTCTAATATATCATAGTATAATGACATTTTATCGTACTGAATATTATCTTTAAGATATACAGCCAAATCATAGGTTTTACTTAATGCTACTTTTCCAGTTGTAACAGAAATTAATTCATAAACTATTGCTCTACCAGTTTGCTTTAAGTCATTAATACTTTCGCTTTCTACAACTTCTTCTGGGCCTAGTTTGTAAATACCTTCTGCGACATTTAAAGAATATCCATCAAACTGATCAAGAGTTTGGTATAGATCAATAATTCTGGCGTGAGGAATAAGATTCCTTGCGATTGATCTTCTATCCTCTAAGGCAACTATATGTGAAATAGTCGTTGAATCACCTTCAGATGCAGAAAATTTTGATATTGAGGTATTATTTGATAATTTTGTGTTTGAGTTAATTACAGTTAATGTTGATGGATTGAATAGTGGATTTGGTATCAACTGATGATGCTTATCCGTTTCTGCGGCCTCTGAATGTAATGTTCTAGTAATTCTAGACTCTCTTCCATGCGGCCCAATATCTTTAGAACCTGCCACCGTATTTTCTTTTTTATTAACCATTCTTCCCAATTCAGTTGGTGCTGGATCACTATATGTGGGAGATAAGACTCCTTTACTCACTTGCCTTAAAACAAACTTATTGTTTTGTAAGTTATTAGAGTTTTTAAGTTTTGACCTTACGCCTTTTGTTGTTAGGTCTTTCTCAGTAATTCCACCAGTTGGAACAGATAAATCTATTGAATTAGTAATACCACCATCACCATCAACGCTACATTGTCTAATTCCAAAGCGAGTTTCTGATAATATTCTTTTTATTTCAGAGTCTACTGGCTGTGCAGTTTCGTCTAAATTCGCTTCAAAATTTGTTTGCCTTTTAAATATTTGATCAGATGGTTTCGCTCCTATACCAGGAGTTGCAACTCCCGCCTTATTTGCAAATTCTGCACCAGAAGCATTCCCAGCCAAATAACCTACAAATTTTCCGTCTGCTTTGGCGTTATTGGTTATATATAAATTTTTAGTTTGAACGGTCTCATTAACAAAAATATTTTTAGAGTAGGTTATCATATCTTTACCACCAATAGTTCCAGCAGTACCAATACAAGTCATATTTTCGGCAACCATATTAATATTTGGAGAACTTATCGCTAAATCTGTTTCTGAGGTAAACGTCAAAGAACCTTTATGTGAATAATCACTAGAACCGTCTATAATATTTGTTAAACTACCTTTAATTGCATTTGTAACATTACCTAGCAAAGTATTAGTGGATTGTTTAAGAACTGTCACTGATTTGGATTTTTTAATATATTCTCTCATTACTCCACCAACAGTTTTGGTGAAAGAGCCAACTATATCTAAAACTTTTCTGCCACCAACATTGATATTGTAGTCACCTTTTACATTTAAATTGTAATCACCAGTAACTGTCATATTCAAATTTCCAGTGTATAAAACTGTACCATCACCCTCAATCGTCATTGTGTGTTCGCCATTACAAATATCAACTCTATTGCCAGTACTATTAATAATTATAGTACCATCTGGTTGTATGTCAACTCCAGCACCGCAAGCATGTTTCAAAAGTATTCTCTCTCCACCTGGAGTATCGTTTACTTCAATTACATGACCGCATAGAGACTCATCAACTTGAACTTTGGAGTAATCATAATCGTGAACTGGTTGGTAACCCATACCTTTTCCAGGAATACCATTTTTAATATTTAAATTATTTGAGTTTTCGCCTCTCGCAGATTCATTTATAGAACTTTTTCCACTATACTCTGCTTTGGGAAACTGATTTGAGGGATCAGCAAAACCTTTCCCAATGCCTTGGTTTTCATTGGCAAATGGAAAATTCTTTTCTCTGGTTATAATATCGTCTATCTCGGTTGTCATATTTTACCCTCTATTAAGTTTTGCCATGCTGCCTTGACTTCGCTCCATTTCAGCATATCTTGCTACAGTTGCTGGATCACTAATCTGAACTAGTATTCTTCTGCCTGTACTACCTACTATATGTTCCCATATTTGATAAACATTTGTGTCAAACCCTTTTTCGTAAAACTGGTGTCCAGTATATTCAGTGAATTTTTTTCCAATTGGATATCGGCTTGCATCTTTCCAATCTTCAGTTACATATTGAAAATCATAGATTTCTGGATAGGATGCGTGTTGAGAAAATCCTTTTGCTGTTGCAAGATACTGTGAACCCACAAAAGGACCATCTCGCGTATTTGCTTTAGGTTCAATGACTTCTTGAGTCTGTGGAGCGACTGCACTTGATACTGAAACATCTCTTATACCAGTTGCAATTACTGATGGACTTATAGAACTTTTTCGGCCCTCAATGCTTATGTTTCTTTTTTTAAAATGTTTAAAGACAAAATTTTCCATAGATATGCCCGGATCAATTTTATTATCTGGATCAGTATCATTATGACCCCAAACTTGACCTCCCGGATGAATTGAATAAAACGCCCTTAAAAAGTTTTTAAGTGAAGCCCACTGTGCATTATTTACAGATGTACTATTAGCGAATTGATCTGGATTTTTAGTTCCACTAGCACAATTATATCCACCAACAAGACATATTCCAACACTAAAATTATTATGATCACCAGTTTTAGCATGTGCGCCAATCTCATTCAACGGCCTACCTCTTTGCAGTGACCCATCTCTACGAATAACATAATGATATCCTATTCCCGAAAAATCTCTGGCTTTGTGCCACTGATCAATTTCTTCTGCACCAATATTTTGATTAATATATGTGGCACTCCAATGAACAACCACCTCACTTATTTCTCTTGTAGCACCTCTAAATTCTGATATTATTTCTTCATAAGAATGAATCCTTGTAAAAACATATTTCTCATCTGGATTTTTCCATGCTTGTTCAGTCTTAGTTGATACCCTATTACCCAAAGTTTTCTTTTGTACTGATAAACTACCAGAATTAACCATATTTGTAATAGATGGGTCTAGCAAACCAATCATACCTTGTAAGACTGATATATCATCAAGAGGGAACGCTTTTGAAATCTTTTCTGATATTAGTTCCGATACTATATCATTTCTTCCATTTAAAACATTTTGTAATGTTTCTAATTGTTCTGATGCATTTAATAAACCTTTGGACAATGAAGTTATCTCATTACCAATAACAGGATTGGTGTTTTCTAACAATCTATTTATGATGCCGCCCTTCACATTTGCTAAATTATTATTTATTTGGGATTCAAAAGTTGCTGCTGCATTTTTAAATTTGTCTTCAATTCCACCAA